TTTAGTAATTTTACTTTTTCATTTTTTGTAGACCTAATTTTACCGTAATTACTAACTTCATATTTAGGTATTCTTTCAAGTGTTTTCCATTCTTCCATGATGTTTTCCTTATAGTTTTATTTATCTAAATATTTTATTTTTATTCCAAATACTGATATTTTGAAATGCTAAATAGTATATAAGGATAAGAATACTGTATGGCAACTACACCCGCAACCCCATCAAATGCAGGAGCAACTACGGCTGCTCAATGGAAAGCTGCCGCAGATAGTGCTTACACAGCATCGACACAAGCAAGTGTAGCACAACTACAAGCAAAAGATTCATTAAAATATGCTAATGGTCAAGTTGCATACGCAAACGAAATATTGAATGATCCAACTTCTACCGCGGCAGAAAAAGCAGATGCTCAAATTAGATTAAAAGAAAACACAGAAAAACAAACTCAAGCCCAAGTTGCATTAACCACAGCAACGGAACAAAAAGCAAAAGCACAACAATCTTATAATGAATCAACTGCTCTAGCAGCAAAAAATACTGACCCACAAGCAGCAAGCACCGCAGCACCTGCAAGTACTACCCCAGACCAACCGCCAACCGCATACACAGTTACACCACCTGATTCTCCGGTAGTAACATCCGATACAAAAAATGTTACACCGTCTGATGACCCGTCATGGGATTCTCCTGCTGAATTTTCAGGACCAACTAAAAGTACACCCGGAGATTCATCAGATTTTGCTGATCCACAACCATTCACTGAACCAACAAGAGGAACTACTAAAGTAGTTGAAAATACAACCGGTGGCAGTTCAACTACTATTGTTCATGGTCAACCAATAGAAACTCCTGCAAGCCAATCTGCACAGCAGCAATATCTAGAGGCAGAGAAAAGACAAGGTTTATATGCAGCAGATCCAAATACTTCTTTTGGACAAAAAACATTAACTAGTGCCCTTGACAGAGGTGAAATTACCCAAGCACAATATAATGAAATTAAAAACTTATCAGAAGAAGAAAGAGATGCAAGATATAGTCAATCACTTACAGATCAACAGACTGCACTAGCTGCTAAAAATGCTTCACAACTTCCTGGACCAACTACTGTAACAAGAACAGAAGAACCCAATACAACTGCAACAACGGTTACAGAAATACAACCCAAAACAGCAGCAGAAACAACTCCACTAAGTGGAGCAATACCTGGAACTAATGTTTCTACTGCTAATGTTGACGGAACAACTTATCAAACTGTTGCAAATGCAGACGGAACAACATCTTATACGAATGAAAACACTGGCACATCAACTACAATCAATGATGCAACTGCTTTAGATAAAAAAAATGTAGTCGTTGATCCTAATCTAGCACAAGCTGCGGCAACATCTAATGAAGCCGCCCAAGACAAAAAAATTCCTACTGAAACTTCGGCGGCTGCTCCTGCAGCAGCAATAGTACCAAAAGGTCAAAAATTAATCACTGAGGATTCGGCACAATTGGCGCAAGAAGCTGCGGTTGCAGCCGATGCTGAATTTGCAGCAATAGAAGCTGCTAATAATAATGCTAATACTAATAGAGGAACAACTTCTGCTTTAGCTAACGCACAATCTCAAGCGTCACAACAAGATATTACAAACTTTAACGCTAAAGAAGACTGGAGAGTTAAGTTAAGTCTAGCACCTAATGCAAACTATTTGTATAAGGTTGCAGCAGGTAAAGCCGGTATACTTAACCCATTACAAACTACTAAAGGTATTATATTTCCATACACTCCTGCGATATCAGTCGCATATGCTGCACAATATGACCCTACTACATTAACGCATACTAATTACAAATATTTTACCTACAATAGTAGTTCAGTTGATCAGATAACACTTAGCTGTGACTTTACTGCACAAGATGTGTTTGAAGCTAATTACTTACTAGCAGTTATTCATTTTTTTAGATCAGTGACAAAAATGTTTTATGGACAAGACCAAAATCCTAAACCCGGAACACCTCCGCCATTGTGTTATCTGACTGGATTGGGTGCATTTCAATTTGACAATCATCCTATCGCAATAACTAATTTTACATATTCATTACCTACTGATGTAGATTACATCAGGGCGGATAATACTAGTACAGTACAAACTAAGGTAAATACCTATTCAGCCAAAATCAATAGGTTAGGTAACAATAATTTGCAATCAGGTGCAGGATACGCCCCGCCAGTATGGACAGGAGCATACGTAGTTCAAGAACCAACTTATGTACCTACAAAAATACAAATATCTATAACAGCGGTTCCAATAGTAACTAGAAATGATATCAGTAATAGCTTTAGTTTTGACCGTTATGCAACCGGTGCATTGTTAAGAGGTAGTGAAAGATCAAGTGGAGGAATTTGGTAATGTCTATTGGTTTATATCCTGCATCAAGTCCGTATTACAATACGGATACTGTAAACAATCAGTTTTTAGATATAATGTCTAATAGACCTATACCAATGGATCCAACAGATGTCTATTGGGAAATAACAACGGTCTATCAATATAGACCTGATTTGTTAGCATATGATTTGTACAGCAATAGTTCATTATGGTGGGTTTTTGCGATGCGGAATCCTAACATGTTAAAAGACCCATATTTTGATTTTGTAACAGGTATTAGTATATATCTGCCTAAATCAAATGCTATAAATCAATCATTGGGATTATAATACATGGCAACTAGTGACGAAATAGCAAAAATTCGTGCCGAATTAGCAGTTGCTCAAGCGGCTTTAAAAAAAGCAACAAATGAATTTAATGCAGCAGTGGCCCCTAGAGTTAAAGACGGCTTAAGAAAAATAGTTACTGAAGCCGGAGCATTGGTGCGTCAGCTAGAAGCAAAACTTGCTGCTTTGTTAGCAGCAGCAACTCCTGCAGCAAATCCAAATGCCGCACAAAATGTTAATTATAATTTTACTAATACCGCAGGTGCTGGGCAAGGCAATCGTGGTGTTACTCAAAATAGAGCCAACGATGATAAAACAAACAAAAAGAAAACAGGTACTGTAAAACAGACACCTGCAAAACCTGCGGCAATACCCACTACTAATAACACAGTTAATGACTCTGCCGCAGATGGATACGATAATAGATTTGCAAGACAAGGAACAGCCGGGCCAACTCAAGCCGGTGCAGCAGATACACCCGCAGCAGAATCATCTCAAAATGAAAAACCGGGCAAAAGATTAAAAAATCCTTTAGCTAATTTTTCAAGTTACACTTATCAACTTTCTTTGTATATGATATCCCCAGATGCATATGAAGCATTTATTCTAAGTGGTAGGAAAAATTTAAATGCTATTAATAATATAACAGAAGGTGGAAAAGAATCTATAGCAGCAGCGAATGCAGCGAACGCACAAAATGCAGCTATCAGAGAAACTAATAGAGAAGCCGCAGTCGGGTATGGTTCGTTCACTCAAGGTGTAGGGGAAAGAGGAAGAAATATTTCACCACCTGCACCATCAAGTATAAAAACTATCAAAACAGGCGGTGCATATTTACTTGCTCAAAGTGGCGGAATTAACAACAGCGGCCCAAATCAACGGGCACCAGGATTCGATTTAGATTTTTATATAGATGATTTAGTGATAACTCAATCATTAACTCCGCAAGATTCACAATCTGCTACAAATGTTACTAACATTGAATTTAAAATAACGGAACCATATGGGTTCTCTTTTATAACAAGATTAAAACAAGCACAACAAGCACTACAAGATGTTTGTCCAACTGCCGGTTATATTGATATCAAAAATCCAATAAGACAATTCTTTATTTTAGGTATACGATTTTTAGGATATGATAAGGATGGTAATGTAATTGACACTGCTGAAATTAATAAAGACATTAGTGCTGATCTCGGGACCGGAGTTGGATTATATGAAAGATATTTTGATATCACAATGAGCAAAATAGATTTTAAAATTGGTGGAACTCCTGTAGTATACACATGTGAAGCTAAATGTATTCCAGGCTCATATGCATTTGATACTAAAAAAGGTATAGTTTGGTCAGGTGCATCGATAACCGGTAAAACTGTATATGATGCATTATTGGGAGGGTCTGAACCTTCTCCTTCCGCAGTCGATAGAATTACAGCAACCGCGGGGTTACAAAACGCAGGCTCTTGGGGATTATTATCTACGTTGAACAGGGAACAACAAAAAAGATTAGCTAACAAAGAGATAGAAATTGCTGCTGAATGGGATATTGATTGGAAAGGTGATTCTTTTGAGAGAATAGCAAAGGCTACAATAGTAGATCCAAAACAGATAGATAAAAGACGCATACCTACTACCTCTGCTACAAGTACAAAAGAATCCAATGCTGTAACTGCCCAGACAGATAAAACCCCTAACACAAATTTAACTACTATTACTTTGGGTAAAGGTATTCCTATAGTACAAGCATTTGACGAAATAATAAAACAAAGTTCATATTTAGAAGATACATTGAATTTATTGATAAAAGCTGAAACCGATAATAAGATTACATCTGATGACTCACCTGAAGTAATTAATAATAAAAATGATATCATAAGAGCAGTCAGTTGGTATAATCTTAGTGCTGAAATAAAAGTTCTTGGTTGGGATAACTCACAAAAAGATTTTGTTGTTAAGACTACATTCATCGTTCAACCATATACTACCCCGGTGACTCTTAGTGCCTATGCAGGAAAAGTTACTCCTTACCCCGGACCGCATAAAAGATACGAACATTGGTTTACAGGCAAAAATTCTGAAATAATGCGATATGAACAATCATTAAATAGTGCATTTTTTAATGTTGCAATACTTGGTGCTGGCGTAACAGACCCGCCTCCCGGTGGTAATAAAGATATTGCGACTGTAAGAAATCAACCAACTGGGCAATCAAAAACAGGTAAACCAAACTATAATATAGAAACTCAAAATTCATATATCTCTAGTTTGCATGATCCTGGTTCTTGGGCTGAAGTTAATCTTACTATTTTAGGTGACCCTGATTATCTAATGCAACCTGCAGCAAGTTCAATATCTACATTGTATAATAAATTTTACGGCACAGACGGGTACTCAATAAATCCAAATAGCGGACAAGTTTTTATTGAAATTAATTTCAAAGAACCCGTTGGTTATAACAATGATAATGGAATATTGAGCATCAATGATTCTATAAATATATACCCTCACCCAAAATGGGTACAAGATCAAATAGACAGTAGGGGAGGCGGCGTAGCGATGGTGCTAAAAACTATTGTAAGTAAATTTAGTAGAGGGTTATTTCAACAAGATTTGTCAGGTATACCCGGTATATTTAGTGAACTAGATAATCCAAAAGTTGAAGAAGCAAGAGAATCTCCCTTCGCTGCATTCAATCAAGTAAAAACAGTACCCACTACTAATGCTGGCACTGGATCTACAGCAACAGCCAGTGCTGCTAAAGCTAATCAAACTAAGGCTAAGACTGGATCACCGATCGCATTAAATGGATTATCTTATACTAAGAATGCACAATTAATGTCTGCTTATGTATCTAGGGCGCCGAGTGGTACAGCACCAACTACCACTGCTACTGCTACTACTGCAAAAAGTGTAGCTACCGCGGATGCATTGAATAAAGGAACTAACACTGGACTCAATAGAGGTAAACTTAATCCATGGGAACGTTTACAAATACCACCTACAACAAAACCAGTACAAGATCAAACAACACTTAATAAAAAAGGAAGTCAAGATGATGATTCCGGAATTATTAATAGGGGAATTAACACTGGACTCAATAGAGGTAAACTTAATCCATGGGATAGACGGGATTAATAAGATATGAAACACTCAAACAAAATAACGTTAAATAATTTATATGGCAGAAGATAATTTCAGTCCCAAAGGACAAAACAATAGAAGTAAACCAGATACCGGCGGCGGGGTATTACGTGATTTACCTGTAATTGGAATAGTCAAAAATAATATTGATACTACCCGCGCTGGTAGAATTGATGTTTATATTGAAGATTTTGGAGGTTCTGAACCGGACAATGATTCAAATTGGACTACTGTAAATTATATGAGTCCTTTCTTTGGTAGTACACCCGCAAGTGCTGGAAGTAAATCAGATGATTATGGTAGTTATGAAACGAACCCAAGTTCATACGGGATGTGGTTCAGCCCGCCTGACATTGGAAGTAGAGTAGTTTGTATATTCATTAACGGAGATTCAAACTATGGATATTACATTGGCGGAATACTAGAACCAGAATTATTACAAATGATTCCTGCGATAGGTTCTTCCGACCACATTGTACCAAACAAAGGGGAAGCAGAACAGACAGGTGGCTCACCTAAATTACCTGTAACTAATCTGAATACAAATAACAAAAGTATAACTGATAGTCAAGATTTTTTAAATGAATCTAAACCTATTCATAGTTATGCTGCTGGAATTTATCAACAACAAGGATTACTTAGAGATCCGATAAGAGGCCCAATATCATCTAGTGCATTGCGCGAATCTCCGTCGAGGGTTGGTTGGGGAGTTAGTACTCCCGGACGCCCTATATTTCAAGGAGGCTATACTGACCAAGATATATTAGATAAGGGAAGTCAAGGAAGTAAAGAATCATTGCAAGTGGTAGCACGCCGTGGCGGACACAGTATTGTTATGGACGACGGTGATGTAGATGGAAAAGATCAATTAATAAGGTTGAGAACAATTCAAGGTCATCAAATATTGATGAGTGATGATGGGCAAACATTACAGATTATTCATAGTAATGGACAAAGCTATGTTGAGTTAGGCACTGAAGGTACAGTTGATGTATATGCAATGAACAGTGTTAATGTTAGAACTCAGGGTGATTTGAATTTACATGCAGACAATAATATAAACATCAACGCTAAAAAAGATTTAAACATAGCAGCCAACAATATAAACATTAATGCTGCCACTAATATTGGATGGAGGGCCGGAAGTAATTTCAACGGATATGCATTAGGAACTTTTACTGTTAAAGTCGGTGGCTCAATGAGTATGGGTGCCGGTGGAGAAGGGTCATATGCATCCGGTGGAACTATGTTTGTTAATGGTGTTAAAGTTAATCTTAATACTGGTGCAACTTCAGTACCTCCCGTAGAAGTTCCATTGATAACTCAAATCGCACATACTGATACATTAAATGACCCTAAAGTAGGGTTTGCGGCTGCACCTGGATTATTAAAATCTATTGTCACCAGAGCACCAACACATATGCCTTGGGCAAATGCAGGGCAAGGGGTAGACGTAAGTGTATCATCTTCACCAGATGCTAATCTAGAATCACCCCCTCCTCCAGCAGTTGCAGAAACAAATAATACAGCAAGTACTGCACCTGCAAATAGAACTAACGCAGCATTAACATCAACAGTACCACCTGCCCCGGCAGTTAGTGCAAGTATAGATAAAAATGTTTCTACTGCAATTATTAGTTCCGCAGCAGTTAACGCAGCAGCAAACGCACCCGAAGTAGTAGCAACCGGAACCGGAGTAATACCAGATGCATCTGGTGTAACTAACGCCGCAGTAGGAAAAATGGCAATGACCCCACAACAAATGGAATCAGCGATGATTATAAAACCTGGATCCGCTGCACTCGTCACTAGTTTAGTTCAGGGTGGGGCAAATGTAGCATCTGCAATGCCTCCTAATATTTTTACTGGAAAACCCGGTGCAGAAGATTTGTCTACCTTTATTGATAACACCGGGGCGCAAGTAGTTGCTAAAGCTGAAAATCTTCAACAAGCACAAACAGCACTAACTACTGCTGGCATCATTACAGGAAAAGAAGCACCCGGCGATATTGCAGGATTAGTAAATGCTGCATCAGAAGTTGGTGTACAAACTACAATTGATTTTGTAAAAAATTCAAATGCAACAAATTTTGGAAGAGGATAAGTATGGCTGACAATTTAGCATCTACTATAACTAATCAAATAACAGGCGCTGGAAGTAATGTAGCAGCAGCTATATCTTCGGGTAATTTTGCATCAAATCTTGCCACTAACACCACCGGTGGATTAGGTTCTATAGGAGCCTCACTTGCTGGGTTAGGACCCCTAGGCAAACCTGGTGAAAGTTTAATGGCTCAAGCAGGGGCGGTAAAAAGTTTAACGGCATCTGCATTTGGTGCTATAACAAAATCTTTTAAACCATTGCAAGCAAATGTACCACAAAACTTAACAGCAATTGCTGCGAAAAATGCAGAAGATCAAGTAGCGGCTGAAGCAGTTGCAGCGTTGCCGGCATCACAAATAGCATCATTGCAAACAATGCCCGGCACAAATGCATTGACTTCAAGTTTAAATGCTGCAAAAGCTGCTGCTAGCGGAATGAGTCCTCAAACTAGTGCATTATTAATGTCAACTGTCAATGCTTTGGCAAGTGGTGGAAAAAACAGCATAATTAGTAATGCTACTGCCGGATTGTTAAGTCAAGGAATTGGAATAGCAAACACATTAACTAATGGTAAAAATCTTAGCCAAGGTCAAATAAGTTCAACAATCAATGCAATAGGAGCAGCAACTGGCGGCACTAGTAGTGCAGCAAGGCAATCCGCATCTTTAATAGGAGCAAGCATTGGCATAGGACAAGCATTATCTAGTGGTAAGAGTCTTAATCCTAGTCAAATAGGAAGTATTGTAGGGGCATTAAATACCACACAAGGTAAAAATGCAATTCCTACTTCAGCTATAACTCAAGGTATTGGGATAGCACAAACATTAGCTGCTGGAAAAAATCTCAATCAAAGTCAAATAAATGGATTAGTTGGTTCGGTAGCTCAAATTGGAGCAGCGACGGGTGGGGGTAAAATCAATTCTGCCACAGCATCATTGATAGCACAAAGTATTGGTTTAAGCACAGCAGCAGCTAGGGGCACTAAAATAACTCCCGGGCAGGTTAGTTCTTTGGTAACATCAAGCATAAATGCTTTAAAAGCCGGAAGTCCAACTAATAGAACCAGCGGCGGCGGGAGTGGTATAGGAGCATTACCGGGTGGACTATCCGCTATAGCTGCGGTAACAATCGGGGCGGTCGCAACGGGCACACCAGTAAATGTTAAAACTATTGGAAACATAGCAGTAAATTCAATAAGTTCAGTCCCAGGACTTGGTGCATGGGGAGCAGTAATTAGAAATGCATCTGCTGTTGCGATGAATAATATATCAAAACCAACTGCTGCGGCAAGCACACTTACTTCATTAAGTGCAGGACCAATAAGTAATGCAGTAAATAGTGATTTGGTACCTAAACTAAGTTCACAAAGCGCCTCGGCCTCAGTATCACGAAGTATAGAAGCAACTAAAAAAGTACCTTTATCTGCGCTAGCTACTAGTGGTTTACCGCCCTCAGCAGCCGCATCATTGACGGCTAGTATTAATGCTATGAATGCAGGCGGTTCTTCTCCGATAAAATTACCTACAGTCTCTACCGGAACAGTAGATAGAAGTCAATTAACATCTCAACTTGGTTCTATGTTGAGCAGTAATAAAATTCAAATGCCAAACTTCTCCGGAGTTCCACCAGTGCCTAACAATATTAAAACAGATAGCGCATCACTGGCAGAGCAAGATATAGTGATAAAAGAAATTGCAAAATTAAAAGATAAACGCTGGGATGTATCAAAAGCTGCCGGGAATGCAAGATATAAAGCATCAGAAGCTAAACAAAAATTACCACAAGGCGATCCTGAAATTGCAGCACTTGAAAGGGCTTCAGTATCAGCACAAAAAGAATTAGATGATTTAGAAAAGAAAATTGTAGAATTACAAAGAAAACAATATACTTTAGTGACCGGTGAACCTTATCCGGAACCTGCTACTAGTCAACCAATTAGTTTACAAGCATAAATATATCATGCCTTCATACGTTGGATTTAGCACGATATCAGCAAACAAACCTAGGTCAACTAATTTACCTACTGGCCCTGCGGGCGGAACAGGATCATTAATTGATCCAGTAAATATCGGCAATAAATTTATGGTAGTAGATACCCCACTGGTATTACAAGATTTCGTAAATTCACTAAATATCTCACAGGGTCAAAAAGTAGGTCAACCTGGATATGGAACTACACTCTGGTCTTTTGTTTTTGAGCCAAATACAGCAGATGTACAGTTTCAATTAGAAACTGAAATACGCAGAATGGCCGGACAAGATCCAAGACTAGCACTGAATTCAGTAAGGGCTTTCCCGCAAGAGAACGGAATATTACTAGAATTAGAAGTAGCAGTATCTCCCTTCAATCAAGCACAGTTGTTAAATGTATTTTTTAACAATGCGTCCGGCACAGCTTCTATTCAATAACCTAAAAAACTCATGTTCTCAGGTATGATAAATACTTAAAAGAGAATATTTATGGCTACAAGTTCAAGACAATCAGCAATATTTGGGGTAAATGACTGGAAAACCATTTACCAAACTTTCCAGCAAGCAGATTTCCGTAGTTATGATTATGAAACACTACGCAAGAGTTTCATAGATTATATAAGCATTTACTACCCTGAAACATTCAATGACTTTATTGAAAGTTCAGAATTTATCGCATTGCTTGATGTTATGGCGTTTATGGGGCAAGGTCTTGCTTTCCGTAATGACTTAAACACCCGTGAAAACTTTATTGATACGGCTGAACGTAGAGATAGCGTTATCAAATTAGCCAATCTTGTAAGCTATACTCCTAAAAGAAATTTAGCAGCGCAGGGTTATTTAAAAGTAACAAGTGTGCGAACTACTCAAAATCTTACTGATTTGAATGGATTTAACTTAGCTAATATCCCTATATTGTGGAACGATCCAGCTAATCCAAATTGGTTAGAACAATACAATACGATTATAAATGCAGCATTAGTAAACACACAACGTGTAGGTTTACCTGCGAATTCTGCACAGATTCTTGGGGTAAAGACAGACGAATATACATTACAAGTTCCACCTGGAACTAGTCCTGTAGTACCATTTTCTACAACAGTTAATGGGATGAACATGAATTTTGAATTATGTAGTGTAAGCACAGTTGGTGAAGATTATGTATATGAAATTCCTCCTGCTCCTACAAGTCAATTCAATATGTTATATCGTAACGACAAGTTAGGATACGGCAGCCCAAACACAGGATTTTTCTTCTACTTCAAACAAGGTACATTACAAAACTTTGATTTTGCATATCAAAATCAAATAGCTAATCAAGTACTTGACATTGGTGATATTCAAGGTGTTAATAATACTGACGCATGGTTATATCAAATAAGTCAAACTAACGGTACTTATGGACTATGGATTAAAGTAGATAATATCTATGCGAATGCATATCTTCAAACACAAAATAGTGTTAGGCAGATATATTCTGTGAACAGTAGATTCAACGACCAAGTAAGTTATGTGTTTGGTGACGGTGTATTCAGCGAGATACCAGTTGGTAATTTTAGAGCATATGTTCGTGCCGGTAATGGATTGACATATACTATCCAGCCCACACAGATTCAAAATCTTACTGTTACAATGAACTACGTCAGCAGAGTTGGTCGTGTCGAGACATTGACAATTGGTTTAAGTCTACAAACTCCGGTGACTAATGCACAAGCTAGAGAAACATTAGCTGACATTAAGCAAAGAGCACCAAGTCGTTATTATACACAAAATCGTATGGTTAACGGAGAAGATTACAATAACTTTCCATACACATTGTATAGTTCAATTATTAAAAGTAAAGCTATCAATCGTAGTAGCGTAGGTGTAAGTAAAAATTTAGACTTGCTTGACCCGACTGGTAAGTATAGTAGTTCTAATAGTTATGCAAATGACGGTGGCATATGGTTAGATGATACTGACGGGTACGCACTATTAAATATTACCAATCTTAGTGATATTCAAACTTTCTTAAACGATACATTAGCAAACATATTAGGTGATAACAAGTCATTGCAGTACTATGTTCAGAATTATCCTAGATACAACACCACTATTAGTTCCGATGATAATTTAGTATATTGGCACACTAGTACAGTAGATGCAAATAGTACATCTGGTTATTTTTATGATTTACTTAGTGGTAATGATAATCCTGTGCCCGTTGGAACTTATTCTACGTATAACTTAAAATATATTACTAAAGGTGCATTGATAAAATTCATAGCACCGGATAGTTACTATTTTGACAGTAACAACAGACTGGTATATGGTGTTGCTGGTCCATCAGACGTAACATATTTTTGGACAACTGTGTTGAATGTCATTGGTGACGGCTACAACAATGGATTGGGTGATTTTGCTAATGGAGCCGGACCGATAACTTTAAATAAGTATGTTCCATTAGGAGCAATTATTACTACAGTAATACCGGCGTTTCAAAATACATTGCCTAACACAGTTACAAATGAATGTATTATTAGATTAGAGTTACAACAAAATTTTACTTTAGTGTTTGACAATTCACTAACAATTGCACAAGATAGATGGAGTGTAGACCCTACTTCTCAAGCTGGGTATTTTGTCAAATTTACCAGTACTGGGTATAATAGATATACAGTTACGTATAAATCATTAAATTATTATTTTGGGAGTGTAGCTGATACTAGATTTACTTATGAAGCTGGTAAGTTAGTATACGATCCGTTCTCTGGGGTTATATTGCAAGATTTCGTTAAAGTATTAGAAACTAATACTCAACCAAATTCAAATTATCCATTGTCTAAAGCTGTCACTGGAAGTATCACTGGGCAAACAGTCGAAAGTGACGGTTATATAAATGATTTTGAAGTTCAAGTTGCTAGTATTGATGTTAATAATAGAACTATAGTAGATAACCCAGATTTCTTTTATGAGATTACCGGTTATGTAACCGGAAATACTAATATTGGAATATACGCTTTCTTTGAAGAAATTCAAGATGCTATTAATCTAACTAGAACCGAATTGATTCCAAGCAATATTGTTTCTTATCAGTATGCAACTATTACAGATGTAGATGTTGTAAAATATGATTATCCAGAAGGACAATTATTTTATGCATATACAGATAATCTATTTTACATAACAGTACAAGATCCAACTATAACTACGCCATACTATACTTTAGTTAAACAACCGCAGTATAGCATGAAGCCAGGGCGCCAAGGATTAGCGTTTCAATATAGACATAATAGTAATAATACTACACGCATTGATCCAGCTACAACTAATATCATTGATTTGTATGTGGTCACGCAAGCCTACTATACAGCATATCAAAATTGGATACAAGATACTACCGGTACAGTACCCATGCCAACTCGACCAACAATCAACGACTTGACTACTGAATATAGTAAGGTTCAAGATTACAAGATGTTAACTGATAATGCTATTATCAACAGCGTAGTGTTTAAACCATTGTTTGGGGCTAAAGCATCAGCCGCACTTAGGGGTACAATCAAAGTAATTAAAAACTCTGCAACTAACGCAAGTGATAGTGAAATACGTAGTGCGACATTGGCAGCTATGAATAATTATTTCAACATTAATAATTGGGACTTTGGGGATACGTTTTACTTCAGCGAATTGAGTGCATATATACACAATCAAATTGGTGAATTTGTAAGTTCATGCGTATTAGTACCCAATGACCCAACAATGAAATTTGGAGACTTATATGAGATTAAATGTTTACCTTACGAAATTTTCGTAAATGCAGCAACTTCAAATGATGTACTTGTCATTGCGGCTCTCACACCCGCCGAATTACAGATAGCATAAGTAATATATAACTAAAAGATTTTTAAAATGGCAACAAGAGTTAGAACACTAGATTTTCTACCAGAGATATTCAAAACCACAACCAACGCTCAGTTTTTGGCAGCAACCTTAGACCAGCTAGTTGCACAACCCAATACTGAAAGAATTGAAGGTTATATTGGTAGTAAGTTTGGGTATGGTGTTAATGCAAATGACTACTATGTAACTGAACCTACTAAAACTAGAACCGATTATCAATTGGATCCAGGTGTTGTGTTCTTAAAAGAAAATGACACTACCGCAAAAGATTTTATTAGCTATCCGGGTATAGTTGATGCACTAACATTACGCGGTGGAATAACCGATAACAATAGTAGATTGTTTAGTAGTCAAATTTATTCATGGGATTCTTTCACTGATCTAGATAAAATTATAAATTATAATCAATATTACTGGATACCAACCGGCCCCGAACGTGTAACCGTACAGCCTAGCGCAGTATATACTGAAGCTACTTATATAGTTGAATCACAACCTGCTGATTACTTAATAACATCTGAATCATTAGCTGATGCTGAAGCTAACCCAACATTAACTTTAATACGCGGCGGAACTTACAATTTTATCGTAAATCAAAATTCTAAATTTTGGATACAAGGCGCACCTGGTGTCACGGGGTATAGTCCAACGCAAACTAATCTTCAAACTCGTGATGTGTATGGTGTTACTAATAACGGTGCATCAACTGGTACTATTACATTTAATGTACCTCAAAAAAATGCATTAGCTGATTATATTTTCCCTGGTGATAACACAGTAGATGTTGTTTCTACCTTGCCATATAGTCAAGTAAACGGTGCATATGTAAATGATATAGGCGGCATTGATGGAATCACATCATTAGATGGACTCACATTAATGTTTTATAACACTGGTGAAAATGATTTAGGCACTGAAACTAATTTCTATCAAATAACATTAACCGGTGCGGCTAATAACCCTGTTATATCATTAGCTTTAGGCAATGCTATTCCAACTGAACAGCAGATAACTGCATTATATGGTGTAGAGTGGATCAACAGACTTTTCTATAGAAATAATACAGGTTACATACAATTAGAACCATATAATAGTCCAATATTAGATACATTGTATTATCAAGATGATACTGTTTCTACTAGAGTCGGTATTATTAAACTAGTTGAAAACAATACTACAAATCAAATTAATGTTATAACTGACATATTAGGTAAAAAACAATATACTTCTCCAAATGGAGTAGTTTTTACTAATGGATTAAAAGTTATTTTTCAAGGTAACGTATTCCCTAATACTTATAGTAATACAGAATACTATGTAGAAGGAGTTGGCACTAATATAGAATTACTAGCTGTAACTACTTTAGTGTCTCCTGGTTTATTTTCTTCAGGTGAATATACACCGTGGGACACGACTCCATATGATGTTGGAAACTATGACTCTAGCTTGTACGTACCTATCTATCCGGATTATATTACTATTGCTAGAAATTCAATTAATAGAAATGCTTGGTCAAGAAGTAATCGTTGGTTTCATATCGATGTAATTAATGCAACCGCTACATACAATAATACACCTGCATTATTAACTGAATATACTAGTGATGCCAATAAAGCAAAAAGACCAATTATTGAGTTTTATCCTAATCTGAGATTATTTAATTCTGGTGCAGTAGGCAAAAATCCAGTAGATTTTTTTGACACTAGAACCACAGATGCATTTACTTATGTAGCGGGACAAACTGGATATTACCCGGATGTAGCAGGTTGGACAACATATGATGCAGTGATAGCACCTGTTGCAGGTGCTATTACTAATAGAACAGCAACTACTACTTATGCAGTAACTAATCAGATTTTGTTGAGTAGTACATCTTCATTACACGTTAATGATACTATAAGTTTTGGTGGCACTGTATTCGGTGGAATAGTATCTGGTACTAATTATTTCATAACTGATATTAATAGCAATTTTATAACTATATCTACTATCAAAGGTGGCCCGTCGGTTATTCTTACTACAGCTAGTGGTACGATGACTACCTCTATATATCCATTTTCTACTACTATAACAGTTCCTACAACCGGGGTATCAGGATTATTTGAGGTCAATCAATATATAACTGATACAATTGGTGTATTACCTTCAATAACTTTAGTTAGTGATATTTCAGTTGTAGGAACAAATACAATTATAACTGTTACATGGTATAATCAATCTATAGTTAATGGAACCTCTGTTGCATCTGTTGTCACGGCAGATACTCCACTAGATAATTATGCACTTTTTGACGGTGCTAGAATAGTATTCTCCGCTGATACAAATGTAAATACAAAAAATAAAATTTATATAGTAAGATTTTCAACTACTACATTTTATGGAGTTCCATTGATTACTCTATTTGAAGCTGAAGATGGATTAGTATTACCCAATGAACAAACTGCGGTGTATCGCGGATACAATAATATAGGCAAAGACTTCTACTTTGATGGAACACAGTGGTATGCAGGTCAGCAAAAGACAACACTAAATCAATCACCAAAGTTTGATATATTTGATGACAATGGTGTAAGTTTTGGTGATCCTTTAGTATATACCAGCACATCGTTTACTGGCTCAACATTGTTTAGGTATGGGATAGGTAGTGGTACTGATGATATTTATTTAGGTTTTCCTATTCGTTATAGTTCAGTAGACAATATCGGAGACATTAGTTTTGATGTTTCTTTAAACATAGATACTTTTAATTATGTAGACCGTACTACCGCAATAACACAAAATGTTAATACTGGGTATGTATATAATTACACTGACCGTACTAATTACGTAAGGTCCTTGGGTTGGCAAACTGCAATCTCTCCTAGTGCTCAATATCAAATATTCGAATTTGATTGGTCAATTCTTGCACCAGTTTATACATTTACATGCGATATTTCTCCAATGAGTTCTACAAAAACTAATTGGCCTACTGTGCAGGTTTATATTAATAATCATTATGTACCTGTTACTGACTATATAGTAACAACCACTGATAATACTACCACAATTAATATTCCCGTTATTGATGCAGTAGAAACTGTAGTGCAAATTTTAGTATTAAGCGACCAAGTAAGTAATACTGCTTATTATCAAATACCAGATAATTTGAATAATAACCCATTCAATGAAGATATAACTACTGCTAACATCGGTGACATTCGCGGACAATATCAAAGTATTTTCTATAACAATCCAAATACAACCGGCAACGTATTTGGATCAAATAATTATCGTGATTTAGGTAATTTAGTCCCGTGGGGGAATCGAATAATACAGAATAGTGCCTCTCTTGTATTGCCAAGTGTATTTTTACGAAATCAAAAACACGATTTATTTGATGCGTTGCTGTACAATAGTAGACAATATATTAACTTTAAAAATCTATTGATTGATACAGTTAATAACTCTAGCTATAGCATAATGTTGACACCTGCTCAAATGTTAGATGATGCAATCATTCAAATGAATGCACCTCGTAATAATGAACAACCGTTTTTCTGGAGTGACATGCTTCCAGCTAAAGCACCGTATATTACTAACACTTACAGTTTTGCTAATTCGCTAGATACTAGTATCTATCCATTAAGTCAAATATACAATTTTGCCACATCAAACTATAATGGAGTATTAGTATATCTTACTCATAACGGAAAACAAACTCAGTTAATCAAAGGAGTGGACTACACAATAAGTGTTAATAGCCCTACATTAACTGTTACTACTGATTTACAACCAAACGACCAAATTACTGTAAATGAGTACAATCAAACTTACGGAAGTTATGCACCTAATACTCCTACTAAGTTAGGTTTATATCCAGCGACTATACCTGCTGTAGTATTAGATACTGCTTACAATCCTGAAACATATTTCATTGTAGGACATGATGGCTCATTTACTAAATTATATGGAAGTTATGATCCAACGACTGGTAAGTTAGTTGATTTCAGAGACCAAGTATTACTTGAGTATGAGACTCGTGTTTATAACAACTTAAAATTAAGTGAAACAGTTCCTGCAGGGTCTTATGAAGGTGTAATAATACCGGGATTCTTTAGAGATACTGATTACTCATATGATGAGTTCTTGCAAATATACAGTGAATCTTTCTTAGATTGGGTAGGACAAAATAGAATTGATTACAAGACACAATTCTACAATAAGAATAATCAATTTAGCTACAACTATGTTGACAGTGGTAACAAAATAAATCGTCAACCAATTGAACAAGGGTATTTCAGAGGATTGTATCTCTACTATTATGATACCTCAACCCCGGATCAAACTCCATGGGAAATGTTAGGTTTAGCTAATAAACCAACATGGTGGGAAACTAGATATGGAGCAGGTCCATATACTAGCGACAACTTAGTTCTTTGGACAGATTTAAGTGAAGGTTTAGTGTGGAACAATGGTAATTCTTATATAAGACCTAAGTACGCTCGTCCAGAATTATTAAACATCATTCCAGTGGACAGCAATGGAGATTTAGTTTCACCATTGATTTCTATTGTAGGCGCATATGATCAAAACGCATTTCAACGTGACTGGGTTGTAGGTGATGTTGGGCCTGCAGAGTTTAGTTATCGTAGAAGCAGTACATGGCCATTTGATTTGATGCGTATACTGGCAGTAACTAAACCGGCTGACTTCTTTAATTTAGGAGTAGATGTTGACAATTACAAATATAATATTGAATTCGATCAATACTTAGTAAACAACAGAGACCACTTAATCATAAGTGATGTGCCAATCTATGGTTCTGGAACACCTGCGACTAGCTATATCAACTGGATAGTTGACTATGAAAAGCAAGTTGGGGTCGATGCTACTACTAATATAAACACCTTATTAGATAACTTAGATGTACGATTGATATATCGTTTAGCTGGATTCAGCGACAAGAACCTATTGAAATTCTATGTAGAAAAGAGTTCTGCTAATAGTAACAACAGTTCACTATTGATTCCTGACGAAAGCTATCAAGTATTATTATACGAAAATCAACCGTTTGATAGAATAGTTTACAGTAGTGTAGTAATACAAATTACTGACCGAGGATATAAAGTTTTTGGCAATAGTCAGACGAATGCGTACTTCAAAGTATTAGCACCTAAACCAAATCCGGCAATTGAAACTATTACAGTTGATACTCTTACAGTAAAAGTAGCAACAGATTTTTATGATAAGACAGTTACAGTTCCATACGGAACTGAATTCTATACTGTTCAACAAATATCACAATTCTTAGTAAGCTACGGTGAATACTTGATACAAAAAGGCGTTGTCTTTGATGAGATAGAAAATGGTATTCCAATCAACTGGAATCAAATGGTTGCAGAGTTTCTATATTGGGCACAGACCGGGTGGGCGATTGGTAGTATAACTTCTATCAATCCTGCAGCAAAAATTCTTGCAATAAACAAAGACAGTTATATTGTTCAGCCATTAACATTGCAACAATTTAATTTTATATTAAATCAAAATCTATATCCTATATCAGGTACGGATATGTCTGTCATTCGTGACGGAACTGCATTTACAGTGACAGCATTGAATGAAGGTGATACTATATCATATGGACAATTTAACATTAGTAACATTGAGCATGGTATTGTATTCAATAATCTAACATTATTCAATGATGTAATCTATAATTTGATCACTGGATTAAGACAAAATCGTATTGTCGTCCGTGGTACAAAAACTGCTGAATGGAATGGAACTGTAGATGCATATGGATTCATACTTAATCAAGATAACATTCAAGAGTGGACTAGAGAAGTTAAATATACCCAAGGTTCAATCGTAAAATATAAAAATAGATATTGGACTGCTATAACAATTGTTCAAGCAAAGGAAACATTTGATGAACAAGATTGGTTACAAACAAATTATGACCAAATACAAAAAGGATTATTGCCTAACAGCCAAACTCGTTCATACGAAAGTACATTATATTACGATGTAAATAAAGCTAATTTAGAAAATGATGCTGACTTATTAAGTTTTAGTTTAATTGGATATCGTCCAAGAGACTACATGGCGTTAGCTGACCTAACCGACATAACACAAGTTAATGTTTATCAGAATATGATAAAAGATAAAGGTACATTGAATGCAGCAAGCGCATTCAAAGGTGCAACATTAGCACAAGGTGGCATTGACTATGACTTGTATGAAAACTGGGCTATTATGTCAGGTGAATTTGGTGGAGTATTGAATAATAACTTCATTCAGTTTAAGTTAAATCAAACTGATTTAACCGGTAACCCTAGCATTGTAGGTTTAATTAATGGTATTGCTATAAATGGCGTACAACAAGAAGTACCTATATACAGCGTATTCAATTACGGTAGACCAATAACTGACGTTGACATACTACCTACGATATCTAATACACAACCATCTGAATTGTATCCTACGGCAGGATATGTTAATTATGATGATGTCAAGATGGCTAGCTATTACTATTCTGGGTTGTCAACTGCACAAAATTCAGTTGGAACTACTATACCTATAACTGAGTTCTATGTACGTGATTATGCATGGTTAGCTAACTATCTATCAGATTGGAAAGTATATACTCCTGCAAGTTTAGGTTCTGTAATTTCAGCACAGAATAATCTTAATGGAACAGTAACAATTAGATTTAGTCAAGCACACAATCTAACAATCTATCAGATTTTTGCGGTAGTTAACTTTGATGTTGCTATAGACAATTACTATATCGTTGCAGCAGTAGTTGATCCGAATAGTGTTATTATCAATCTTTCATTAGACCCTAACATAACTAGTTTAACTGGACAAGGTGTTGGTTTCAGAATGCAGAATCAGCGTGTTGCTACTGCACCAGAGATCATAAACTTACCTTTACTAGACAATGAATTTAATAAATTAAAAGTATGGGTAGATACCAATAACGATGGTAGCTGGGCTGTTTACCGTAAGAGTTTAAATTACAAATATAGCAATGAGATTACTGAATTGGGTAGCGAAACTTTTGGTAGTGCGGTTGCTTATACTGACAATTTAGGATATATGGTAGCTGACAGTGATGCTGGAATAGTCTATAGATATAGATATTATTCCGATACAAATTCATATAGTGCTATTCAAGGTATAACACACGGGGCATCATTTGGTTCTAATATTTCATATATTGATGATTTGTTTGTAATTTCAGAACCAACGGGTTCACCTAATGTTTATATCTATCAATTAATAAACACTACTTTAGTAAATACTTTGCAATTGTATCAAACAATAGCTGCTCCGGCTGGGGTAACAACTTGGGGTACTTCAACTGCATTGTCTGGTGATCAAAATTGGTTATACATTTCCGACATAGATAACAATTATGTTTATGTTTATCGTAAATCTGCATTAACCGATTTATATGAATATTCTACTAAAATCACAGTAGCCGGTCTTGTTAGTGGAGATACATTTGGATACTCTATCGCAACTGATTATTACGGAGATACTGTAGTAGTGGGTACACCATATAAAGATTATAATGTGAATACTGCTAATTATGGTTATACTTATGTATTCTCTAGAACCGTACAAAATTCTATTGCAAGAACTAGTAATCAACCGTTTATTCCTGTGGTAATTCCTTTAGCATGGACACCAGCAACAGTAACACAAACCGCTACTGCTACTGATAGTACCACAGATAGAATTACTGTTACAAGTAGTGCTGGATTTAGTGTAAACGATCCGGTGGTATTCACCGGCACATTGATATCAGCAGGTGCAATTGCAGCAGCTACCGTTTATTATGTGTATGATAAACCAACTAGCACTACATTTAGAATTGCGTTAACTCGTAATGCAGCATCATACATTCAATTAGCAACAGGCACAGGTAGTATGACAGTTACTGTTCAAACTACTCCGTTGTTTGTGTCAGTCAATGGGACATCATTGAACGATAACACCTATTCAGTAATTGGTTCTTCGTTGTACATCTATAGTTCACAATCACCTACAATAAATGCAGGTGATTTAATTAATATCAGTGGTAGTAATTTCGTATTAACACAAACACTAACTAATGAAGAAACACCAAGAGTGGGTGTAGAGTTTGGCACTAGTGTAGATGTTAATCGTTATGCAAATGAGATATTGATTGGTGCACCTTACGAACTAAGTGATAAAAACTATGAAGGTGCAGTTCATAGATATACAAATGCTGGTGAAAAATATGGCATGATCGTAGGAGATACTACATGCACCATCACTACTCCTAGAACTATACTAATCAATGGTTTTGCTGTAGTATTACCAATTGGTGATGCAACTACATCAGCAACTAGCATTAATATAGTATCAATACCAAATGTTTATGCAACAACACTCAATGGCAAATTAGTCATATCACTTGTTGATACTACGATTGGAACAGCCGGAAACAAGTTATCATTGTCAGTAGTTAATACTGCTACCTTGAGTGAGATGGGTATTACTATTTACAGTCAAACCCAAAAGATAATGTGTCCTCACCCTGCAGGCAGAACTCAGTTTGGTACCGTAGTAAAATTTGACAAGTCATACAGTGGTTCATTCATTGCAAGTGCTCCAGTTGGTGAACGTTATTCAGCAACAACATTTGATTTTACTGATGACGAATTAGACAATGATACTGTATTTGACAATAACGCTACACAGTGGATAGATGTTTTCACTAACGCAGGTGCTGTTTATATGTTTGATTATTTGTCGGCATACAACGAAAATATAGATAATCCTGGTAACTTTGTATACGCACAAAGTACTAATTCGTTAGACGTAGAGTATGGAACTCAACCAAATTTTGGCACTGCATTAGATTTCAATAGCAATCACGTAACAATTGGTACACCTAACTTTGTTCCTAATACCGGATACAATGGTCAAGTTATTACTTATGTAAGTCAAAGTAGTACTCCAGACTGGGCAGTATATAGAAGTTCAGCACCAATTGTTGATGTTAATAGGATATTTAATATTCAATTGTTTAGTGCTTTAACTAATAACACTTTGGAAAATCTAGATTATATTGATCCGTTACAAGGAAAATTACTAGGTGCAGTAGCTGAGAACATCGATATTACATCAAATAATGATCCTGCAGGATACAACAGTCCAAATAACACACAAGGTGGAATTGTTTGGTCTAGTGATAAAGTAGGTCAATTGTGGTTCAATACTTCTAACACTAGATTTATGAACTATCATCAAAATGATTTAACATACAATAGTCAATGGTGGGGCCGTGTGTTTCCCGGAAGCGATGTAACAGTATATTCATGGATTAGTAGCAATGTACCCCCTTCACAATATACAGGTCCGGGATTTCCGTATAATATAGATAATTATTCAGTGGGAGGGGTTATCAATGCCGAAGGGTTGATATCTCCTATATATTATTTCTGGGCAAGAAACACAAATATAATATTTGAAATGTTAGGTAAAACATTATCTGACACTGTTTTAGAATACTATATAGCACAACCGCAATCAACTGGAATAACTTATTTTGCACCATTGTTACCGAGTGCTTATGCATTGTACAACGCATTTGCATATATTAATGCTAATGATACCGTTTTAAATATTGGGTATTCAACTGGAACTAATGATGACATTCCCCATAATCAATATAGTTTAATACGTGCTAATTATGCAGATGACTTCTTGCCAGGAACACCGGGCTCTGGTGCTGGATACCAATATCACGGCGCAGTGGGTATTGAACAACCAATTGGGTTGTATAATAGAATGCTAGATAGTATGTGCGGTGTTGATAATGCCGGCGGAGTTGTCCCTGACCCATTGTTACCAAAAGCAGTACAAACCGGTATATTATCTAGACCAAGGCAAGGTTTCTTCTATGATAGATTCGGTGCATTAAAGAATTATCTACAGTATGCTAATACTGTACTTGCACAGTTTCCAATTGCAGAAATCAGAAACCCAGTATTCCTAAAGAACACCGGTGAGTCCGTTGATACTACCCAATATTGGAGTTACATAAATTGGTGGGCAACTGGCTACGATAATAATACCAAAGCCTCAATACAAGTTCCTGTGTACGCAGATTTGTCTACATTGGTAGTATCGGCTGGTACTATTGTAAAAGTAATAGCTAATGGTTCCGGCAACGGTGAAACATATATCTATGGTGCAGACACATTTTGGACAAGAATAGGATTGGACAATGGCACAATAGAATTTTCATCTGTACTATGGGATTATCCTAGTGCTAGATTAGGGTTTGGAGACAACTTCTTTGATACTACTCCGTATGATTCATATCCTTCAACTGAAACAAGATATATCATCCGTTCATTAAATGAAGAAATTTATACGAATGAATTATTAATTTTCAGAAACAAGAGTTTAATACTATTATTTGAATATGTTCAAAGTGAAACAATCGAAAGTCAAAATTATTTAACTTGGTTAAATAAAACATCATTCTTGGATGTTTCACATACTATTCGTGAACTATTGCCAATCGAAGTATTCCGTTCTGATAATCAATTATTCTTAGAAGGTTACTTGAATGAAGTTAAACCTTATCATGTTGTAATTAAAGAGTTCTTGTTTAAGTATACCCGTACTGAAGTGTTTGAAGGAGATATTACTGATTTCGATTTACCGGCGCAATGGAATTCAAATATTGGTGAATTTGTGTCTCCGCAACTAGTTTATAACGGAGGTGATAATGTTTATCAATATCCACCTACAAGTGCTATCTGGAACAATAATGCATATACCGAATGGTTTAATAATTACGGATTAAGTATAGGTATATTTGTAGACGAAACACAATCGTATGTTGGTAAAAAAGATTTTCAAATTGGTGTACTAGAATCATATCTGTCATTGAACACGGTTTATTGTTATGTTGATAATGTCAACGGATTCCCAATAAATGGAATAATAAAAATCGGTGAAGAGCAAATAGGATATAGCGGAAAAGACTTATTAAACAACCAATTGACCGGCTTGTCAAGGGGAATGAATGGTACTACTATAACTCAACATTTACCCGAAGAATACATCTTTATGGATATTCCTCCTGTCATCATTCTTAATACAGGTAGAAACTATGTAAATCCTCCTATAATTACTGCATATATTGATACATCTATATATCCTGAACCAAGAGTTCCTGCTCAATTAGAACCAATAATGAGTTTAGGTAGTGTAATTGGAGTTAATGTTATTAATCCGGGTGCTGGCTATGCAGTTCTACCTACAATAGTAATTGATCCTGCTTATACTTTATCTATTGATAGTAGTCAAGTAAATGTATTAGATAATACTATTAACATAAACACTGCATATGATTTACAAACTGGTGATCTAGTAGTATATACAGTTGGTTCTAATTCAACTAGAATCAATGGCTTAATTGAAGGTCAATCATATTACGTAAATCTTTTAGAAATTACTCCGTCTCCTGTTTTTGCTCTTTACACTATGTATACTGAATCAATACAAGATACTAATAGGATAGTATTAGGTACTACTGGAACAGGAACTCAGAATTTTAGCATCGGTGCGATTGGATATTGTATAACAAATTCAATGCCAATAAGAGAAAATGCAATTACCTTGCGATTTGATAGAACAACTTACACTTCTCAAGTCATTGATTGGGAGTCAGGTGCATTATATGGTTCTTTCTACGCCGGTGATTTAAATAATAGCAATCAAGTAGCATCATCATCAATAAAATTATATGGAGAATATCCATCAATTGATTCTATTTTGGCTAGTGCTGCGGGCGCAACATTTGAAATTTTAGATGCAGAAAATCAACAAACATTGACTTGGTCATCTAGAACTAGAAACACAGTACAGACATATGGTTCTAGTTATACTACCACCGCATATCGTAATGCAATAAGAATTAATCCTAATGAGGGCGGAGCACCAGTAGCGGGAGATATAGGTTCTACTGTCGGTTTCTACATAGGGATGCCAGTCAAGTTTGTAGGTTCTACGATTGGCACTACATTAGTTGATAGTACTACTTACTATGTAAAATCACTAGTACAATTGCCAAACGCATCTAGTACAAGTTCTTCAAATCTTGAGATAGGATACAATTATGTAATTACCGTATTAGGTACTACCAATTGGAATAGTGTAGCTGACACCGTAGGCAAATCTTATGCAGTGGGTGATGTTGTTATTTCAAAATTCACAAGTAGTGGGACAGGTACTGCTGCGTTATTAGAAGATACTGGTTTTACTATTTCTGATACTGTTGATGTTAACGGTGTTCCTGGCACAGTTTTTGCTCAAAATACAGCTACTATTGTTACAGCAGGATTAATTTTATATGTCGGTCAACTAACAAATCAAGCTATACTTACTATCAACTACACTGGATTGAGAAATGCAGTCGCCACAACAAGAACAACAAATAATGTAACTGTATTACTAACACCTACGGGACAAAACGGTACGATTGGTTTTTACACAAAAATGCCATTATTCTTTGTGACAAATTCGGCTGGCAATAACAAAACATTTGGGAATATTGTAGAAAACAAAATATACTATGTATTGACAGTCATTGATTTAGAAACATTTACAATGTCCGCAACTCCTGAATTACCGTTGATGTTTGAAGTTACCTCTACTTCAAGTAGCAATTATTCTATAACATGTGAGACTACTCAAGGATTATCAATCAATGAACCTATTATATTCACAGGTACTACATTTGGTAATATAGTTGCAGGTGCAACATATTATGTAAGAGAGAAATTTACCAACGGAACTTCATTCTCTATATCAACCTCAGTTAATGGTGAAGCAGTGGTACTGTCTACAGCTACTGGTTCTTGTATGCTTAATAGTCAAGACATTGCAGTTCAACTAACTGAAGGATCCGGTTCAATGACAATGAATGTCAATTTACCAGTAAGCCCGGGACAAATTACGGGCCAACAATTCACATTATATCAAACTTCACAACAATATAGTGGATTGTCAGGTACAATTTCTAATCTATTAACTAGAAGTATATCAGCTACACTAGCATCTGTTAACAGGATTTGCATCTCTAATTTTAGCGGTGGATTAACTAACATATATAATGGTCTTAAGTTTAATGTAGAAAAAGATATAGGTAGTCTAACTACAACAGGTGGCCCATATACCGTTACAGGTACCGGTACTACTGCATTGACTGTAACTAGTACCAGTAATGTTGGCAATTGGTTAACTGTACCATTATCATCAAATCCTAATTTAACTAATGTATTATATGTTGGCATGCCAATATACTTCAGCGGAGAGTCAATTGGAACAGTATCAGTGAATCTAGTTTATTATGTATTTTCTATAGATTCTAATCCTCCGGCCGGCACTGGCAGATTCACTATATCAGAAGATCAATTGTTTGGTACAGTATATACTGTGACTACTGACAGCGGAATAATGACATTAAGTGGAGAAGGATATATAACTGTAGGAAACAGTTTATTAAATTCTACGCAAGCTGCGACAATTACTGATAGTTCAACTCCATCTGCTGCTACAATTACAGTAACAAATGGTTCAGCATTTCCTAATGGAACAGCGGTTGTACTAAGTAGCACTGGTACTCTTCCTGCACCATTCAATGTATATACTACTTACTATGTTGCTAATAAAGTTGGAAACACATTCAACTTAGTTTACGTAGTAGGTGGAACGACAATCAAAACTACTACTACTGGTTCTGGTACACATTATGTATTAGAATCACAAGTTACGATGATACAAGATGTTGTTACCGATCCTAACTTTGACGTAAGTTATATTTTAGGTGGGTATAGAATTGTAATTACTAGTGCTGGACAAGGTTATGCAGTTGACAATACAGTCACTATAGCGGGTTCTGATATTGGCGGAACAAGTCCAGCAAACGACTTAACACTAACAGCCTTGACGATTGATTCTATCGGTGGAATCACATCAGCAGTATGTGTTGGTACACCTGCAGGAACTGTTGAAAAATATTATCTTGATGTTATATCATCAAATCAGGTTGCGGTCTATTCTAACCCAGAATTAACTGCACCAGTAAGTGGACAAAATTTTGCATATAGTGGAATAACATCTACGACTGCAACACAGACAGTAGCATCATCTGACAGAATTACTGTTACAAGTTCTGCTAGTTTCAATATTAATGAACCGGTCGTGTTTACCGGAACAGTATTCGGAGGTGTAAGTTTAGGTCTTACATATTATATCTATGATAAACCAACATCAACTACAGTAAGAATATCTACATTACCGGCGCTACTAAGTTCATTAGTACAATTGAATGATGGAACAGGGTCAATGACAATGGCTTCTTCAGGTGATTATGCATTGTTACCAGAACCATTCTTCTTCAGTCCTAGTATAGTTAAGTTTAATAATCGGGTATATCAATGTGTTGTTAGTAACAATGACAATGAATTTATTATTGGTAAATGGGAATTATTATCTCCTGATAATAGAAACTTAAATGCATTAGATAGAATTATAGGTTATTATCACCCTACTGTTAATATGCCAGGTGTAGACCTTACTCAATTAGTAAGTGGAATAACATATCCAAACAGTACTTATTTAGGTAATGCATTTGCGCCAGCAGATGAATATACATTAGATACAGTATTGACTGATCAAACATTCTATCCAACTGGACTTAATGGACAATCAATAACCTTTAAAGGGTCAACATATTTTATAGCGTCAAACTCTAGTGATTATTCTTCAATCAATACTAGTACAGTATCTAATTGGACAATTAACAGGTTATCAAATACCCTAATTAATATAACTTTTATAATTTACACTGGCGGCACTAATGGTAAATTTATTCTTTCTTCAAATAATACTGCAACGCCTATATTAGTTAGTGATGACGGTATTAATTGGGCAGCAACTTCATTATATAACTCAAATGATCCAATATTGTTAGATTCTTCAGGTGTAACATTAAATTGTGTAACATATTCTAGTGTTGCTGAAGTTACTGTTGCAGTTGGAAGTAGTATTATTACTTCACTAACACAACCTAATGATAATGTGCCTTATTTATGGGACCAAACATTCGCGTTTACTAACGGATTTACTAATGAATTCAATAGTGTTGCGTATGCAAGTACAGCAGGTTTCACCGGTTTTATTGCAGTTGGATTAGGGCAAGCCTCAGCTAGCGGAACAGTTGCACCTACAAATTATGGAATAATTTATTCTAGTACTGACGGAATGTCATGGAATCAAGTTTCATTTAATGCTACTAATTTTTCACTAAACAGTGTTGTGGGTAATAGTCAGACTATTGTGATAGTAGGTGATAATGGAGTTATATACACTAGTTTTAATGGAACAATTTGGTTCCCTCAAACATCATCAGTTGCTACTAATTTGAATAATATTATTTGGAGTGAGTATTACCAACAATTTATAGCAGTGGGAGACAACGGTGTTATATTGACTGCCCCTATTAATGGTATCACGTGGACACAAAGAACCTCTAATGTTATAGAAAATCTACAAAGTAGTGTTTCTGAAAATGTTTCAGGAACATTAACTGTTGTAGGATACAATAACACTATGTTACGTAGTACTAATAGTACTACTTGGGTTCTTGATAATTATGTCAATACACCTGAACCAGTCTACAATGTACAAGGTGATTCTTTTGAAGCAGGATATGGTCCAGAAGAATTAGTTGCTGGTGTAGTAACCGACAACATTACCATGATTGTAAATACTAGACCTGGTACAAATTGGGATCAAACAATCTATCAAAATATTGGGTATAATGTAGTTTCATTAGAAATATCACCAACGTCTGGCACACAAACTCAATATAGTTTCTTAAACGGAGTAACTACTCCTATTCAACTAAGTGTATTCTTAATAGATTATACTACTGGATTGAGTACTACTATGATATTAGATTCAGACTATACAATAGATTGGGTTAATAAAATAGTCACAGTAGCTAAACCTATAACTTACGTCTCGTCAACTACACATGACACATTGAGAATTGATGTGTATGAAGTTGGAAACGGTGATCAATTAGTAAAAGCAAATACTGAAACTGATCCTATCAGATATAATGAAGTTACTGGATTTAATGAGATATATGTAAATGCAAATTATAGCGCAGGCATATATCAAGGTTCTGGATTAATCAAACCAACTACTAGTCCAGTAGCAGCTTATGCATTATCAACAAATGGTGTCAACAATACAATACAATATGATAATGTAGATAATTTTGTTCTTAACGGTGCAATAACATTTAGCGGAAATGTATTTGGAAATATAGTTGAAGATCAAACATACTATGTAAAATCTATTGGTTACGCGACCAATAGAATTACAATATCAGATACGTATAATTCATCAACCGGAACAGCAGGAACAATATTCTTCTTGTCTACAGCTTCTGGACTTATGGAAACGATTATACAAACAGGTTTAGGTGCAGCTTGGTCTCCACCTGCGGTATATCACAATGGTAATTTATTAGTATTGGGCTATAGTGCTACTGTATTGAGAACAAAAGCATCAACTGATACTATAACAACAATCACAACTAGCGGCCTGGTAGTAGATACTCCAATAGTGTTTAGTGCTACGATATTTGGTGGAATTGTTCATCATCAAACATATTACATCAAATCTATATATGATTCAAACGAATTTACTATAAGTGAAACAGTTGGCGGTCCGGTATTCCAGTTACAGAACGGCACAGGAAGTGCAGAATTCATTTCTAATGATTACTCAATTGGAATCGCAGATAATGGAATCACTGCATCAATAATATTTGCAGCGACTTATGATAATACAGTAGATTATCTAGCATATTCATTCTTAGGACAAACACAACCTACACAGTATGGCTATACACTACCACAGACTCAACAGTTTACTGGTAATGGATCTACTGCATCTTTTGCATTAGATTACTATGTTGGTGATGTTAATCCAATTAATGCTATCGTAGAAGTTAATGGATTACGTCAAACAAATGGTAAATACACTATAAGTAGTGATACTAATTCAATATTATTCTACAACCCGCCAGTAGCCAATACTACAGTAGCAGTTACTTCATATAATTCAACTGACCGTCAATATTTCAGTACACAATATGGTATTACCGGAACACCAGGCACTAATCTGTTTAGTGTAACAGTAACCAATACTACTGCTAGTGTAGCAAATTACGACCAAGTAGTAACTGCTGGTAATTTTGTAATAGGAGAACCGTATGTGATACAATCATTGGGAAATACCAATTGGACAAGTGTTGGAGCTACAAGTGTTACAGATGATGGTTTAGTAGCAGGTACTCAATATATTATTAGTAATCTTAGCACAGGTAATTGGAACAATTTAGGAGCAGGCGGAACTGTCACTGGAAGTATTGATAATCAAACCATCGATGGGGTATTAACCGGAGTATTAACTGTTACTGCTATGCTAACTCCTTCTGTATTATCAACTGCTTTGGTAGTTGGTCAGACTTATACAATACTAACATTGGGCACTACAAATTGGAATACTGTAGCAGGCACAACAGGTAAAACTTATACTGTAGGTAGTAGACTAGTTGCTCAGGCAACCGCTACAGGTACTGGTACGGCAGTGAAAGATGTAGTCGCAATTAACCAAGATGTAAGCGGAACAGGCGTTACTGCTGGTACAACAATAACCGGCTTTTTGACTGGTGCAGGGGGTGTAGGTACATATACATTAAGTGCTACTCAAACAGTTGCAAGCAGAACAATAACATTAGCAGCTAGAAATGGGGTAATATTTACTGCAACCGCAGGTGGAGTTCAACCAGGTTCAGGCTCTGCATATATTGCTAGTTTTACTGCAACTGCTGTAGGTAGTGGAACTGGAACTGCAATTGTTGGATATGATCAAAGTGACTTTGATGAAGCAAGATATTGGCTGACTACATCAAGTACTAGTGTTTTATTAATTAACTATCCATTAATCTTTAATAGTGTTATTTCAGGGTGCGGCCTATCAGCAGGTGCAACATATTATGTTACTTCAATTATTGATTCTACCACATTTACAGTTTCCGAAACGGTAGGAGGACCATCGCCGGTACTGGCTACTACTACTGGATCAATGGTAGCATCTGTAAATGGATTTACAGTAGCAAAGATAACAAACATAAACAATGTTATTACTCCAATGGCAGCAACGATAGGTATTACAAGCACACAGGCAGGTTCAGCAACTGTAGTAAATGCAGGGTCATTCACACCAACTAAACAATATATTATTGTAGCATTAGGTACTACAAATTGGAATACTGCGGCTGGAACATCTGGTGTGACTTATGCAGTTGGAAGTTTATTTACTGCTGCGGTTGTGGGTTCTGGTACCGGTACAGCAAAACTAGCAAACGCATTGATTAGCGCATCAGACCCATCACTTAACCTAAGTATTGGTGAATCTATACAATTTAAAACACTTAATCTAAATGCAGGTTCGTTCTCAATAGGAGAACAATATTGCATAACTAGTTTAGGTAATACTGATTGGCAATCAATTGCATCAACATATAACTGGATTTATGGAAGTCCTACTGTAGGTGGAATCTTTACCGCTAGTGGAGCAGGAGCAGGTAGCGGAACAGCAGTATCAACTACAGTAAATGGTATCAGTACTATTGGAACAAATTATACAGTTAGTGCAATAACCACTAACCCTAGTTCAGCGTTTGCCTTTACTATACAAGATGAGTTTAGTGCATCACCTACAGTCACTACCGCAGCAGTGGCTACTACCTTGTTTGGATATGCAGGTGGCTCTAGTGGTGTAATAGTAACTACTAACACAAATCCAAACTTTGTATTGAATTCATTGGTGCGTGTTGACGGTGTTAATGGTTCAGTGCAATTAAACAATAATTTATATTATGTTAGACCAATATCAACAACACAATATGAATTGTATACTCAACCATATAATCCGGCATTATATGCAGTTAACTATCCAGTAACTACTGTATCAGCATATGCAAGCGGTGGTTATATTTGGATAGATGGATTATTCACTATATCAAACACTTTTGCAACCGCTACAAATGACAATGGTAATAGAATAACTGTTGACAGTACTGACATCTTGATACCAAATACACCAGTATACTTTACTGAATATGCTGCGTCTGTGGGTACGAATATATTAGGTAATATTTTAGCTAAACACAAATATTATATATTTGCAGTTAGACCTGAAATATCAGCGGGTAACTTTATTGTTGGAAATGAGTATGAGATAACTTCATTGGGCAATACTGATTGGGAAGCAATCGCATCTTCATATGACTGGACTACTGGTAGTCCAGTAGTAGGTGGAATATTCACAGCTAGTGGCACAGGAACCGGAACAGGTACTGCTAGCGGATTACAAGAATTCACTATCAGTGAGACTCCGTTCCCCTTCCAAGAAGAAGTTCAATTGGTAAACGCAACAGGTTCTGTATATGTAACACAGTATGAACAAGTCAACGTAGATAGATTATGGGTAACTATCAATGGATACAGAGTACCTTCAAGTGCATTGAGACTAAACTCTTACAACAACTTAAGCATTCTTTCACAGATAGTTACAGGGGATGAAGTTATCATAACAAGCATGATGCCAACAGCATCTCCTAATGAAGAAACATATCTATTGAATGTTTCTCAGCAAGGTGATGGGGTAGTATACAGGGCAAATCATCAAACTAGAACATGGTTAATACAACCACTTGAAACTCTACAAGACACCATTTATCTAAATGATGTTACTAGGGTGACAAATTCTATAGTTCAGAATGTAACCGCCCCTGCATTATCAAATGGAACGTTTAATATTGGATTGACTTCTAACAAGAATGTTATCTGCCATATACAAGTCTACAACAATACTACTGGATTATCAGTAAGTAGTAGTAATTTTGCAGTAGTTATAGACAATACTGCTCCGGTATTACAGATTCAACCAGTTGGAGTTTCAGCAGGAAATTCACTAACCATCACTACTGTAGAGGGTAGATTATTGTACATAAACGGTGAACAAATTGGATTCAATGAGTGCGATTTAATTGAAAATACAGTATCACAATTGACCAGAGGAGCTAACGGAACTGGAATGCAAACATACATTCCTTTATATGCCGAAGCGTTTGGATTGATACCTAGCAATCAAATGACCAATGTTCTATACTCAGAAACATGGAATCCTATCCCCGGAATCTATAATACAGTTGACGGAGATCCACTACAGATTGCAGATACCCAAGGTGCAAGTTTCTTAAGGACGGATATAACTTAAAGATAAATAACATATGAACGAAAAAATGGAAGAAAATAGTGAAAATAAATCACCTGAAATTCAGGAAAGTAAACCCAACGAACACGGAGGTTTTTACTTTTCTTCCAGCGTAAAGATAACGGACCCTAATACAAAAGAAGTATTAGTACAAATAAGAGGCGATAATTAATGTCAGCAATAACACTAACATACAAGATAGAAGGATTTTTGAAAATCTATGATCCTAACAACGGGGAAATATTCGTAGATAAGAAAAATGCTATTAATTACGAGAATATGTCAATAGCTATCGCTGACACATTAAGCAGCCGTGGTTACGGGGAAATTTACGAAATGGCATTTGGTAACGGCGGAGCAAGTGTTTCTGATACTGGAATTATCACCTATCTTCCACCAAATGTCACAGGACAGAATGCTGCATTGTACAATCAGACATACGCTAAAATCGTAGACGATACTAGTGTTTTTAATTTGGATCCTACACGCAATAAAATGACAGTAAATCATACTACGGGTAAAGTTTATACTGATATATTAGTCCAATGTTTACTAGATTACGGCGAACCTGCAGGACAAGCTGCATTTGATAATAGTACCCAGACAGATAGTTCCTATGTTTTTGACGAATTGGGATTACTTGGGAACAACGGCACTGACGTTAATGGAAATATTCTTACTAGACTATTGACACACGTAGTATTTCACCCGGTGCAAAAGAGTTTAAACAGGCAGATTCAGATAGATTACACAGTCAGAATCCAAAGTTTGACAAACTTAGTAACAATTTAAGATAAATAACAGATAACGGAGCAATTTCAACATGGCATATACAATAGTAAAAAGTAATGGTCAAGTACTGACAACCATTGCTGATGGTACTATCAATACTAGCAGTACTTCATTGTCATTACCTGGCAGAAACTACGCTGGGTACGGTCAGTACGTGGACACAAACTTTGTTCACCAACTAGAAAATTATGCCAATGCTAGCCCTCCGGCTAACCCATTAGCTGGTCAACTATGGTGGAATACAAACAGTAACACAATGTATGTCTGCCCAGCAGACGGAACAACTACAGCGAGTAGCTGGTTAGCATTAACCTCAACTGCTAGCGGCGGAACAACGACTTTTGGTGCAATAACAGTTACTGGAAATGTAACAGCAAACAATATTACTGCTACCAATGCATTGGTCGGGGACACAATAACGGTACGTTTGGCTACTGTAACGGCCAACGCTACAATTGCTAACGCTAACGTAACAACTGGAAATATTGGTACATTAAACACGGCTAATATAACAACAGGTGCAGCAGCGACAGGTGGAAATATAACCGGCACTTGGACATTAAATGGTACAGGAACAGCCAATAGTATAGCAGGAACTGGACTTTATGTAAATGCCGGTAATATAGTAATCAATAACAACGGCAACACATATGGTATCAAAACAGACAGATACATGTACGCTAACGGTGTCGCAATTAGCTTTGCAGGTACTTACAACAATGCTAACGTATTCGACTATTTGACAGGGGCTAATGCAGTCACTCAATTCACCGGAGTTATTGCACCTTCAAGTGTCACCACAGCTAATATAACTACAGGTGGAAACACAGTTGCAGGACAACTTACAGGTAACTGGACATTGACTACTGGTAGTAGGTTACAAGCAACATACGCTGACTTGGCAGAAAGATTTGAAGCTGATGCATATTATGATGCAGGTACTGTAGTAGAATTAGGCGGCGAAAAAGAAATTACTAGTGTCAAGTACGAACTTAGTGAAGATATATTTGGGGTCATCTCAAACACTGCTGCATACTTGATGAACTCAGGTGCAGGCAATGATACTACACATCCCCCGGTGGCAATGACAGGTCGTGTTAAAGTCAAGGTTACAGGAACGATTAAAAAGAATGACCGTTTGGTTAGCGCAGGTGAGGGTATCGCACGAGCAGCTAAGCCGGGTGAAGCAACAGCATTTAATGTTATTGGGCGTTCTTTAGAAAACAAAACTGATTCAATTATTGGAACAGTATTAGCAATTGTTACTGTATCAAGATAAGGAATAAAAATGGCTTACGCACAATACGGAAACATAGCAGCAGCGGATTATAATGCATTAGTAGGTGGCAATCCAGTAACGGCTAACGGAACACTAAACACAGTCTGGGCTACTGGTGGAACAACTACTGGGTATGGTCAACCTGCACTAGGTAATGTAACAGTTGGTACACAGGTCTATGCAGCAGATTGGGCTAATTTGGTAAATAAAACGGCTAATGTTGCATCACACCAAGGTACTTCAATAACTACAGTTACAGCACCTGCAGCAGGTGGCACCATAACTTATCTATCAGCTATTCCTACAAATTTAGGAACTATCTATGCACCTAGATTAAATGCAGCAACACAAGGTAGTACTGTAGCCAATACTGCAACAGTAGCTACTACTTGGTCAGCGGGTGCGGTGTTTACTCATACTATATCTTTTGCAAATGGCGATGCAGCAAGATATTTTTTCAATTCAGGTGGACAATTAAAAGTAACATGCACTCATGCTAACAGTACCGCTGGTATTAACTTGTTGTTCAATAACTTAGCTAGTAATGTAGGGACAGTTGTATTAAGCGCACCGACAACCGGTACTATAACTATATCTAGTGTTTCATTTACTGGAATAACCAAAATAGGTGGTGGCGGTAATACACCAACCACATTACCAAATAATGGTTATTTTGCATTAAATACAAGTAATGCTAATGTGTTTACGCAATTAGCATCAACTGGTCCTTCTGGTTACTTAAGTACATTCATTCGTATAGTTGCTAAGAGTAACGGAACACAAGGTGTCAACGGTGATGCAGGTAGCGTTATCACATTGTACACAGTTTGGGATGAAATTCCAGATGGATTAACAGTAGGCACCGGTTCTAGTACTACTGTAACAGTACAAGCACCTGAAACTACTTATTTGGCTAATACTTGGGGAACTATTAGTGTTTCTGGTTCTGCGATAGCCGCATAATTTTTCACAATAACGTTGTATCTATCTAAATACTTTTAGGAGTATATATGGATACAACAACATTAATCAATGAAGCTAAAGCCCGCTTCAATCACAACTCGGCAAAAGCATATCTAAAAGACAAGTACGATAGTAAACTAATCGTAGCTGACCAAGGTGGTCTTTGGAGAGCCAATCTAGAAACTATTTCTTTTTTAAGTGCTATGGATGATAATTTTATCATTTTGATGGACACCTTTAATAATCCGGTGCAAGTAAATCGTGATAAACTACTTGTATTGCTGAAAGAAAAATATAATACCGTAATGCTAGAGTGGTATAAAGAATGGATTGATTTAGAGAAGAAAAGATGAGCAAGGGCGCATTACTTTTTGCATTCAACAGTCCAAAATATAATTATTATGAGATGGCAGTAGCAACTGCTAAACGTATAAATCACTTTTTGGGTCTACCTGTTACATTAGTAACAGATAGTGAGTCATTGCCAGTTAAACAGTCATATCAATTTGATAACATTGTAATGGCTCCGGCTGATAAATCTAATAAAAGAGATTGGGGACTATGGTATAACAAAGGTAGATACCGTGCATATCAGTTTAGCCCGTACGATGAGACTATCTTATTAGATACTGATTACATGGTAAACTCAGATAAACTATTAAAGACATTTGATTTGCCTACAGATTTTTGCTGTCACGATACCACTAGTTTTATTATGTATCCAAATGCTGTACAAGAGATGCTAAGTGTATATAGTTTTAATACATTGTGGGCAACGGTAGTCATGTTTAAGAAAACAAAAAGAGCAGAACAAATATTCAATTGCTTAGAAATGGTACAGGATAATTTTGACCATTATGCAAACATCCATGGATTCATATCTGCAACATTCAGAAATGATTATGGACTTACACTTGCAACTAGAATAGCTAATGGTCATACTACAATAAAAGAAGATGTTATACCATGGAACTTATTGCATGTAGGCAAAAACACCAGCGTCTATAGAAACACCGATACAGAATATAATACAGAATATACTGTGATGTTTGACAATTGGCAGAGAGGCAAGATTCGTAAAGAATATATCAATATAAAAGATATGGACTTTCATGTTATGAATAAAGAAAACTTTATGGAGCTGATAAGTGAATAAAGGTTTTGTAATAATGGCTCAGGATACTGAGAGTACTAGCTATACTAGTTGTGCTGTAACATTAAAGAAAAGCATACTCAGAGTAATACCCGATGCCAATGTAACTATCATAACTACTGATATGCTACCGTATGGTGATTTAGCAACTGATAGTGATTGGAAACTAATTAATGACTGGCAAGTATATGAAGCTAGTCCATATGATTACACAATCAAACTAGAAGCTGATATGTATATTCCGCGCAATATTGACCATTGGTGGGACGTTCTTAAAGATAGAGATATTGTAGTGTCTACAACGATACGCAATTTTAAGCAGGAGATATCTGATATACGATTCTATCGTAGATTCATCGATGACAATAAGTTACCAGATGTTTATAATGCCATAACTTATTTTAAGAAATCAGAAGTAGCAACACAATTCTTTATGTTAGTAAAAGAAATATTTAACAATTGGGAAGAATATAAAAAGATATTGAAATGCAATTCAAACGAATTAGCTACCACTGATTGGGTATATTCTATTGCTTGTCACATCATGGGAGTAGAAAATACTACACTACCATCGTTTACTGAAATGAGCATGGTGCATATGAAACAATATATCAATGGTACACCTACAGAAAATTGGACAGATACTTTTATCTATGAATGCTTACCTAATCAGATTAGAGTACAAACTGTACCACAACAGTATCCATTTCACTATCATGTGAAGAATTTTTGTGATAAGATAGTATTATGAGCGCAGAAGAACATGTAATAATATGGGAAGCACCCAAATTAGAAACACCTGAGTTCAGATTATATTATGACGAGCAAGGTAAAGTGTTATGCTATACCGGCGATAAGTCAGTAGAGGGAAATTACATCGTCATAGATGCAATGACTTTTGTTGAAGCTAGACCTGATGTTAGAGTCATCGATGGTAAAGTTTCAAGATTCAATGCAGAAGCAGTAGTGCATAAACTGATGCCAAGTGACGATGGTATTGCTTGTAGTATAGAAGATGTAAGCATCATTGTAGAACCCATAGAGCCTCATACTAAATGGAAGTTAAAAACTTATGAGTTATGATATTGTTGATGTAGCAGATTTAGATTGTATCTATCTAAGCTATGACGAACCACAGAAAGAAGAATTTTGGCTTAAGATCAAGAACATGGTGCCATGGGCTAAACGAGTAGATGGCGTAAAAGGTAGTGATGCTGCACACAAAGCAGCTGGAGAGGCTAGTGATACCGAACGATTCATTCTAATCGATGGTGATAACATGCCTGAAGAAAGTTTCTTTAATATTCAATTGGATTTTACTGACAAAGACGAACGATTCCATCAAGCACAGTTTCGATGGAAAGCAATCAATAACATAAATGGTCTACGCTATGGTAATGGTGGAATGAGTAGCTGGACAAAATCTTATGTGCGAGAGATGAAAACACATGAGAATCAAACTGACGGTGATATGTCACGTATTGCTGACTTCTGTTTAGATAGCACAGATAATTTATACTGGTCTATGCACGATTGTTATTCAACGACATATCCCAACTATACTCCATTTCAAGCCTGGCGTGCTGGATTCCGTGAAGGAGTCAAGATGTGTTTATACAAAGGCGAAAAACCTGATATACAAATGTTCAAAGAAATGGTAGCTATGCGTAACATGAACAACTTGACTATCTGGCACAACGTTGGTGCAGATGTTGAGAATGGTATGTGG